CTCTGGGTTCGGAAGGATCATCGCCCTCCGAATCACTCGACCATGATACATCATATGTATCATTGTCTATATCTACTGGGGACGAATCCTCAGTATAGACCGATATATCATCTATATCGTTCTCGAACACGAAGAAGTCGGAATCATCCGCCTTCTCCATGAGTCCATGTCTTTCCATGAACTCAAGACCGGTACCATCAAGCAAAACGCTGATGGCACCCTTCCCTTGCTTCTTTGAAACACAAGTGAGGGATAATCTTTCTACATTCTTTAAAGAAGTGTAGATTAACGCATTGAGTTCACTTACTCCGGGCGTTCTATAAAAGTCGGATACAACTTCATATCCGCCATCAATCCAGGTCCTTATTGGATCCTTGGAAAGGTTATACTTGAGCATATGATATGCAGCAAGTTTGGGGTGACGACCCATGGTCGTTCTCCCAACAGTTTGGCGCTGACTGATCAGAAGTTGCAGATCAGCCCATTTTGGCAAAGAATATTTGCCAAGCCAGAAATCAGGCTTTCCTATTGAGGCAAGCTGATTATCTTTAACCTCAGGGTTGAGGTATGAGTCATATTCTGTATACCAGACTATGTCTTTTAAATATCTTTTGTTTTTACGTTCTTGAGCAAAAGATTTCCCTTGTTTGTATACCTTCCAAGGGTGTGTGATAGACCAGATGCGACGCTGAAGTTCGTCCTCGGTCTTAGGTTGCCTCATTTTCCTTAGGAGGCCACCTTTTACAAACCCATGTGCGCGTTGCGCAAGTGGGTTTAGCCCAAGCATCTCTGGGTGCTTGAGGCTTTCTCCCTTGAAGATCTCATATCCGAAGATCCTCTCGTAGTGATAGCATGCTTTAAACATGCTCTCCCATTTACAGGACGCAAAAATAGATTTGCGTTCATGGTGGAATCTTTGTTTGAAGATGGCCACTTTAACACCTTGGACTTCATAATTGAAGACCGAGCCTTTGACGTCCATACAGACGCCAGCGAAAAACGGTGCTCTCTCGTACTGTTTTCCTGTCTTCTTTTCGTTTATGACAAAGTCATACTCGATAAGTTTTCGAATCGCCTCTTCTTGAGTACGATTCGGTGCTAAGATATCGTCATTAAACATTTTGACAATATCAAACTCTGATAGTAGTGATCCTACTACCAAAGTCATTAAATTAGAGAAGTAGCCAAGACCTACTCCTCGATTCGGTGTAATGAAGTGCCCATCCGGCATCATCACACTTAATTTACGACACATTGATTTGAATGTTTCGTGGTACTGCCTTCCTTCCTCAGAAGGGTAGACTTCTAAGATTGCCTCCATGCAAGCATGGATGTATTCTCTAGGGAATTGCAACCCAAAGCCTTTCAAATCTATCTTTGTACAAGGCTCAAATCTTTTACGGAGGTCTTTACGGACGTCTGTAATATTATCGTTACCGATAAGCCACGGAACCTTTTCAATTATTGGTTCCGCGAAAAAGTGCCACCAAGATGAAGTCATCTTGTAGGCTTTTGGGGGTAACCATACTTCTCGTACGGTCCTCACATCTGTCTTAAACTTCTGATAATCCCAAGAAGTAGACCAATCGTGTTGCGGTTTTTCGTAATCACGACGAGGTACATGTCCATCGCTATATAGCTGTGGACCTAAGCTTTGTACACTTTCTGCACAAGGCTCAAATAGTTGTTGGGGACCAAATTCCCTTACAACGTTGAGAACAGCCTGCTTGACTTTCTCAACTTTTTCAGGTGTGGGTGAGTCCAAGTCACACAACCACATCTTTGATTCCTTCTTCAGATCGAAGTCAGGAAAAGCATTAATATTGGGTAAATGTCTACTCAATAATTTTCGGCCTTGCTTATCTAAGCATTCCGATTCTAAATTGTAAAGTTCAATACCTTTACAATCATCGATGGGTCTCTTAGTAACCTTTCGATCGTAAATTGTCGCCCTGTCTTCAGGATACGACTCATATTCCTCTTGACCCTCTAAGGTCAAGTAGGATTTCATTAACCTCATGCAGAACTTTTTGCTATGAGGATATTCTGCGACGTGCATTTTAAAGTACGCTGCAGTACGCATTAGATGACGCTCACACTGGGAGCACAGTAGCTCATCTTTTAACCTTCTCTTGTATTTAAAGAGTTCGTTATAACTAAAACCGATGGCCATACTGCCACCGATTCTTATATGATCGTTGTGTTCTTCACCCAACGGTCTCATATAGAGTTGTCCTCC